GTTAGGGTGTCTGGGGCTCCTCGCAATTCTATTTCGTCAATCTCAAACAATCCGCAATCAAGCATTTCACCACCGGAGTAACCCATTTTTAATGTAAGTTTGTCTCCTTGCTGCGGACACCATTGTGATTGCCAAAGTCCTACAATGTCATCAAAAACAATCTGTATTTCGTCACTTTCACCTTCGAGTTTATCAATGTACTCTACTGATGAAACAAACGGACTAACATCATCGGTAACGTTCTTTCCGGCAATGGTTAACTCATATATCGGCTTTACTGCTATTGTTTCCAAGGCGGTAAGTTTTCGTTTTTAATAACCTGACTTTCATTGACTATCGGAACTATCAAAACAGTTCCTGCCGGAAAGATTGCATCCAAAGGAACAAAAGGGTTAGCATCTGCAAGTATGCTAATTCCTTGCATATTTCCGTAAAACCGTTGAGCCAAAATGTCTAAACGGTCTCTATCTACTGTTGTATAATTGAATGACATACTATTTAATTTAAAGGAAGGATTTTATATCTAAATACTTTACGTCTGGGGCAGTAATTTCAGCCATCTATCGACGTGAAAAGTGATACATAAATATTAATCTCCGCCCTCCCTTGTTGCCGCGAATGCTGTTACCGGAGCTGCATCCATTTCTACCTTGTCAGAAGCCGCAAATAGCTGGTTTGCGCTTCGTTCAAGTGTAGCAGTGTTAGTTACATCACCTATTTTGCTTAAATTGTCAGCGTACATAATAGCCTCATCTAATGACGTTGGTAGCTTTTGCGCCCGTTTTGCAATTTTCTTCGTTTTAGAAACTCGTAAAGTTGCATCATTATAAGCCATTTTTGCCGTATTAGATAACCGACTCGCCTGCCTAACTCCCTGCTTTAAAGTTTTCGCACCGCGCTGAATAGCTTTTAATACTGACTTTATCCCATTAACAGCCCCCTTTGCCTTTGAAAGCGCGTTTGTAATTCCACGTGCCGGAGAGGTTATTGGATTCGCCGGGCGTTGTGGATTCCTAAATCCGGTTATTGCTTCGCCTTGCTGTGCATCCTTTGACCCCGGAGGCTGTACATATTCCTTTAAAGACACATCGAGCGAAATAGCTATCAGTCCGCCATCCGGTGATGTCCTTTCTATTTTATTATCAATTGATGTTATTACGAACCGACCAACCAATACGCCCAGACCAGTAATGAGCGGTAGTACATTACCGTTGGTTTTGTACTGATGCAGTTTTGTCAGCGTTTCGGATACATCGCAAAAATCCTCAGAAAGGCGGATTGACAAATCCAACGTTACAAGCGTTTCGCCGGTATATTGAAGTGCCGGTTTCCTGCCTACGTGCGGAATTTCGCCGAAAGTTGCCCCGTGGCTCTCCGACCACGAACGCGGGGATGTTAAACCCTCAAACTGTATGTCTCCAAGTTGTGCGAATGCCATAATCTATGCAAATGAAATCCGTCTTTGATTCTCAAAATATTCACGTATCACTCTCATTAACTCATTCTTTTGAGAGCTTAACGCCTGCGTAATATCACTTGAATTACCCGAACCTGTTAAATTGATAATCGGTGAGTAGCTGATTGTAACGCCACCAAATGCGCTGTTATCAACATTACTTATATTAGTGGTACTTCCTGCCATTTCGTTACTTGCAGCCTGAACGGTCTGCATAGCCAACCCTTCCGTGGCTTTAGCCGCATCCACGCCTCCGGTTTCTATCCCGCCGGTAAGTCCCTGAGTGATATTTAAACCATATTCGGCAAAAATCTTTGACGGGGACGAAATACCCAACAATCCGGTAAACTTGTCTTTGATTGCGCTACCTATGTTACTTATGGTATCTTTGACCTTTGCAAACATAGACATAACGCCGTCAATAAGCCCCTGAATGATGTTTTTACCCCAATCAAAGAAGTTGCTTTTTAGATCGGAAAACCAATTAGCAAAGCCATTCCATAGTCCGGATAGCCAAGGTACAGGATTAATCTTCTCAAAAATAGCCTTTATTACATCCCACGCTAATTCAAGATATGCCTTTATAGCATCCCACAAGGATATAAAAATGTTCTTTATATTTTCCCACGTATTTGAAAACAAATCCTTTACTGCCTCCCATGCTCCTGCCCAATCTCCCTGAAATGCTTTTAAGAATATACGAACAATACCTATTATCCAGTCAAATACCGTTACGAAAACCGCTTTGATAACTCCGAATACTTTTGAGAATACATTTGTAATCTGATCTCCCCATTTGCTCCAAAATTCCTTAATCCATCCAAACACAGATTTTATAACGTCCTTGACTATCGAAAAAATTACTTTGGCATAAACACTTAGCTTCTCCCAGATAATCTTAATATCCTCGATTGCGGGTATAACCGCCATCTTTATTCTGTCCCAAAGATTTATCCAAAAATTCCTAAATTCCTCGCAATTATTCCATAGGTAACGGAATCCTAATACCAATAATGCAACAGCAGCTACGATAGCTGCAATGACCAGTACAACAGGATTCGCTGCAAGCAACATAAATACGGCATTAACCGCCTTGACAACCCCAATGACTGTCTTAACAACGCTTACCAACTTGCCGATTATAACTATTACGCCGCCGATTGCGGTAACAATCGGACCGGCAATAAGCAAAAATCCGGTTAATCCGGTAACTACTTTAATAATAGTTGCTACCGTCTTAGGGTTCTCTTTTGCCCAATTCACAACCTTGTCAATAATCGCTTGAACCTTTTTTGCAGCCTTATCCACGTATGGAATGAGCATGCTGCCTATTTGTCTGCTCGCGCCTGTAACTGTGTTCTTTAAGTTTGCCAATGAAGCATCAAACTTATTTGCTTCCGCTATTGCATCCTCAGACAATACAAGCCCAAGGGATTCGGCTTCCTTCATTAGTTTGTCAATTCCGGCTGCGCCCTGATTTAAAAGTGGTATTAAGTCAGTCCCGGACTTTCCAAACAACTCCATTGCAAGGGCTGACTTTTCTACACCATCCGGGACACGGGCAAATATGCTACTAACTTGTAGTAACATATCTTTTGGGCTTCCCATTTTAATACCTAAGTCTTTAAATGCAGTAGTCGCCGATTTAGAGCCGCTTTTAACATCAAAAATAGTTTTGTTAAACTTATTCATTGCACCGGTGAACGAATCAAAATTTACGTTATTTCGTTCCGCTGCGTATGCAAGTTTTTGTAAGTCTGTAACTCCTATGCCTGTTTTCTGCGAGGCATTAGAGATAGACTGAGCGTAATCGGACACATTCTTTGAAGCAGCAAAAATAGCCGTACCAAGTGCAAGACCTGCGCCGGTCATTGCACCGCCAACCTTCATAAATCCGCTGCCTACCTTAGCAGTGGTACGTTCAAAGGCATTTAACTTGTCTGTGGATTTCTTTACAGCCTCGTCAATTACGCGGCTCATCTTATCCGTTGCGGATAAGAGAAAACCCAGCTTCATTATACTTTCGGAGGCCATAATTAGCGTTTGTTTTCAATTCCCGATAAGACTACTCTTATCGGGCGTTCGATTTCTAATTTGTAAAACTTTGCTGCCGCGTCAAGATATAGGAAAAAATCTTCTACGCATAAATCAAGTACATCGTTTATTCCCCCACCCGTGTAATGCGCTAAAAACAGCACATCATCATGGAGGACTACACGTTTTTTAGTTGCTCGTCTGTTATATCGTTGGCGAACTTGATTATTTCAATGAGTTCCAAGTCAGAAAAACAATCAAGTAAGTCATCAGGTACAATTGGATTTCCGTTCACAAGAATCTTTGCAGCTGTTTGGTGTACAGCTCTGTCAGCGTCAGATAAACTTTTGTTGTTTGTTATCTGCATAGACTTACGAGCTGTAAGCCCAATAACTTTTATTTCTGTGCCATCAGTCAAATTCATTGTTTTGCGTACGTCCAATGATGGTTTTCTCTTTAAACTTTCCATTTAATAAATTTCTTTTAAATTCCTAAATTTAGCCGTCTTGTTGACATAATATCTTCACCATCAACAACGAATCGGTTGTTTATTGTGTCAATTTCAATGATTTCCTCCATATCTACCTCTAACTTGTAGTAGTTAATGGCGATAGTAGTAGCGATAGAAACATCATCTTTTCCTACGAAGTTTCCGCCCGGCAATCCCTTTGGAAATCCACGCATGAAAATCCTTATAGGTTGCTCCTCCTCCAATCCGCTGCCGTTAAACACTGATTTTGACGCACAAACCATAATGTCAACCGCTTGAAATGGATTAGCAAGCGCAATTTGCGCCTCGTTATCCGGATATTTCCACGTGATTGTAGATTCCATTGCCTCAACTCCACTTGCAAACTGTGGAGTACCAACCAAACCAAGGCTGTTATATTCATTGAATATAAAATTCAATTCGGGTAACGCGACTTCCGAAGCAAGACCGTGTTTGTTATCGTTATTCAGGTATATATTCGCGTCATATACCTTGTTGATCCTTAGTGCCATATTATGCTATGCTTTTTAATTGATTTAAGTCAATCTTATGCGTAAAAGTCAACCGCTCCATTGGTATTGAAGGGGTAAACTCAACATCAAAAGTCAAGTGACCCATCGCAAGCTGACCAATTGGGTTACTCTCTGGACGGTAGTAACACTTCCCGTAAATCAGCTTACCCTGAGCCATAAGTTGATTAAGGAACTGATTTACCGTGTTACGGATAGCATCAACGTTAGCCTGTATGAAAGGCTTATCGAGGAACTGTATAACAGACGCATCAATAGTGCGTTTCATTATAGCGCGCGTACGGCGCACGCATTCAAAAACATCCAAACCGGTGTTTCCGGGGAATCCGGTTGTACGGTTACCCCATTCTACAATACCTCTACCGGGCAATGATACGGCGGTTGTAACACCATTTGCATTGAGTAGGTTTACTTCGCTGTTCGGGTCTCCAAGGCTGAAAGTTAAATCAACATCCATACCGGAAACACCAAAAATACGGTTATTCGACGAACTGAAATGCCAACCGTTTTCCAAATCCACTTTTGCTCTCAACCCGGCTGCAAATGCAGACATTGGTTGATTTAGAAATTGCGGTATACTTGGTGTGGTATCTTCATCTATAAACGCCGGATTCGGAATAATAAACGCCGGAAAAAGGAGCTTGCAACCTTCATCCAAGTTGGAAAACTGACCGCTTGGCTGACGTGATGACATTGCTTGCTCCCAAGTCATACCGTCAGGAGCGTCAATGTAAGACATAGCTTCATTTTTGAATGCAATAGCTTGTAATTCATTGGCAACTGCTGAAAGTGCTGAAAAATGAGGCGCAATGTAAATCATTGGCTCAAAACCAAACCTTTGCTTTGCGGTTTCAAATAGTTTCAGTCCTGTACGTGTCCCGGTAACACTTATATCTCCGACTATTTGCGATGGTGTTATTGTTTGTGTTTCATTTCCAACCGGAATGACAAATACCAAAGAACTACCGCGTTTACTTGACTGCATACGAATTGACTTGAGCGATTCGGAAATAGTTCCGATTTTGCCAAACCTCGCATCATCCTTCTCACTTGTACACAAGTACAGCGTGTTAGGCTGCCATCCGTTAGGGTCTCCCTCGTACGAAACATCAGCCGTTCCTACCAAACCGATTACAGCCGTTACAATGTCATTGACAGGCGCAAAATCGGAAGGTAAATCAATATGTTCAATACCATGTAAAAATGCCATTGTCGTTTATTTTTTAGTGGTTTTCACTTTGTTCTCACTCTTTGTTTGGTCGCCGGCATCCGTTTCAGGAAACTCCGTTTCCGGTTTTTTTGCCGTTTCCAAATCGGCTACTTTTGCATTCTCCTGTGTCTGTGTTGCCGGCGTAGCATCATCATCAAATTCCTCCAAACGGCTACGTTCTACTAACGCCCGTACGGTTATATGCGTTTCAGGCAAGTCTAACACTTCGCCCTCTTTTGTATTGTATTCTTTGCCATTAATTGTGAAAATGACATTTGATGATGTAACTTTATACTTCTTCATATCAAAATATTTTATATTGTTGAATCGTTGATAGTTATTTTCTTAATTAGCTTTCCGTCTTCTTCCGGTTCCGGTCTAATCCTAACACGCAGGGACTCAAAAACTAATTGATATTGCCAATTATTCTGAATACCATCCACATATCCAAATGACGTTAATGATATTCTTCGTGTTGTGTCCGGTAGCTTCCATGTCAAAAGCCGTTGGATTACCTCCTCAGCCACCGCAAAAACACCATTCTCACCTTCGCGGGTACGTGCTTCGATAACCAATTTAAAAGTAAGCGTTTCGTCTTGCGCAAACTCACCCAAACGATCCGAATCCACAAAAGAACTTCCTGAAAAAATGACATATACACGGGGATTAGATACTGCCTTTGCTTGGTTTAATATCCATGTGAGCGGTAAAGGTGATACATCAACGTTTGGCATATCCAAGCGTTCAACAATCAAGTTTTCGTATTCACCATATCCTCTCATTCGTTCACTAATTCAAGATTTGCAATATATGTGTCACCGTCCCATTTTGTTACTACCGAAATTACAAGATACTTTGCACCACGTATTAACAAAAATTGGTTGTGTTGTGCGTCCGTTTCTTCTTTCAGACCTACAAAAGTGTCCTTGTAGTACTCAGCCGTTGGATTTACCGGTTTATATTCGTATGACTCCGATTGCCCGATTTTCATTGGTTGTGTCGGATATTGGAATAATACTCGACCTTCTACCTGCGTTTCGTCCGCTTGAATCCATACAGCATCTTCCCCCATAACATTGAGTATGGAAGAAAAGGCGCTTTGTGCATGTTTATCAAACTCCGGTTTCATAAAATATTGCGTTTTAACTTACTTTTAACCGAAAGATAGGACTAAGCAGCTTTTACCTAACGACGCGAACGCCGCACCGGCGACACCGCTTAGTTTCCTATCTAACTGACCTTATATTTCCTTTTATAACCGAACGACGCGGGGGGTTGACCACCCGAAGGCGATCTACCCTATGCGCCGCCTGCTCTTATAGCTTTAGTTTAATCGGAACAGATGTACCTGCTTCCGCGTTATCCCAAGCATACCCGACAAATATTTTTGATGCGTCGGTTGTTATCTCTTTCGTTTCAGCGTCAAAATAGAGACGTTTGCCCTGTATAACCTCTCCAATGGCAGCAGATATTGTAGTTTCATAAACACCTGTTACGGAAATTCCGAGCAATTCTCCAACTACTCCATCTGTTATTGCTACGCCTACCACGTCTCCAACAGCAACAAAGTCGCCGCTTTTGATGTTATCGCCCTCTTTTACCAAGTAATGAAGAGCTTCGCCTAATTGTCTTAAATTTTGTGCCATTTTATATATTATTTAATGGTTACTAATTATCTAAATACTTCAAAGCAAGCATCTGTTATGATGCTTACTTTGAAAGTGTTCAGGTTTTACTTGCCTGTCATTTTTACAAACCCTCTCCAGTCGATTGCAGCATTACCAAAGTTGCAACGTACACCGTAGTTGATTGTGTCCGTATTAAATTTCTCTTCCCTTTCTGCGCGGACGCCTTCCTCGCCTTCAAGGTAAGCATAATACAACCCTTCAATTGAACTCGGATCGGCAGCCAGATACCAAGCGTCCGGGTCTTTCAATCGGCGTTCAACAATCAACTCGTATGCGTTTTGGAACACATTCACATCGCTCGTTGTACTTGCCATGATTGCTGTGAGCTGCTTACGTGCGGCGATTTCAAGTTCAGGAGGAACAATTAAGAACTTAGGTTCAACATTGATCCGGCGTTTTCCTCCAAGCGCTTTTTGACCTCTGAAAATCAAAAGTGCGTTTTTCAAGCCTACTTCACCAAATGCGCTTGTAGCTCCGGTTACTAAATTCGCATGTTCGGAAGAGAATAGGTTGTTACCGTCATACATCTTGATGTTGTCGATAATCATACCCCACATTTTATCGCCCTGCATCTCTTCACGGTCGCGCATGAAGCGATCGGGGATTTGTGCAAACACGTCAAGATCATCGTTGATGATTGCCTGACGGGTCATCTTGAATCCTTCGCCGTAATCCTTGATCTGGATTGTTTGCTTTCCTTCTTTGATTGTGGTGAACGGAATTTCTCCACCTTCGGGGATTTCCTTCATTCCGTTCTCGGTTTCAAACTGATAGAACGGCTGTGGACGGTAATCCGGTACGAGTTTTTTGCGGGCAATCTTTTGCCACTGTTCAGGGGTAAACTGATAGTCTCCGCGCAACACCTTATTGATGACGCTTTCCATCAAAAGAGGAAGGTCGCTTGTTCCGTATGCTCTTTGAGAGAATACCATTGTGGCGATTTCGCTGTCTAACTTTCCGCGGGTGATTATTCCGCGCTCGTCAAACAATACTCTGGCAATACCTGCGTAGCCTAATCCTCTGAATGGGTTGTCGTCTTTTGTCGTGAACCGGTGAGGAAGTGAGCGTCCAAGGATTGCATCTACTGCCAACTCGCGTTTAACTTCAAGCGCATCACCCAGAACACGGGCGTTGTGCGTTGGATTAACCGGTTTGCCGTTTCTTTCGGAAGCTTTCACGATGATCTGATGACGGCAATTTTCGACAGATTTTCCGCCTCTGAATAACTCAATTGCGAAACTGTCTTCAAGTTTTGCAGCCCTTGAAGAGGTTAGGATTGCATCAAATCGCTTTTGCTCGTCAGCGGTAGCTTTTGAGCGTATTGCTTCAATACTCGTAGCCGGCTTCCCGGTAGAAGAGGAAAGACTTCTTTTTGCATCTTCTGAAACATCATTCGATGCTGATTGTGAAGTAGTTTCCGTTTCAGTGTTTTCTGTAACAGTAGTCTCGGTGGTTGTTTTTTTAACCTCTCCGTCAACCACAGCCTCAGCAACTGCCTCAACCGTGGTCTCTTCGTTTACATCCGTAACAGAAACTGCCGCGTGGCAATTTGGACATGTATATTCTGAGGCATTCCAAACCTCAAAAACATATTCACATTTTGGACATGTTACTTTAATCATGCTTTGTCTGTTTTTATCGTTAATACTCTTGTTATCTATAATTTCTAAATCGTTAGTTTCCAATGAATTCCTCACTCTGGAATTTATATCTGCCTGTACGGGAGTAAATGAAATTTCCGTTGGCATCCAATCTATGGCATAATAGGTAGGGAGCTCGTTTTCTCCGTTATCCTGTCTCTCGTACTTGAATACATTATACCCAACACTGATATTTTGTATAATACCGTCTTTTATGTCCTGAAATAGTCCATTTACTTTATCCTGACGTGAAAATTGAATCCGGCTCCATGCTTCTTTTTCTTCCGAGAACCATACACCGGCGGAGCGACCGATTTGGCTGAAAATGGATTTAGTATTATGAGAATCAATGACCGGAAGACCGTTATTGATTCTGTCCATTCTTACATTTTCGTCCGAGCAGCGCAATACTTCCATAAAATCTTCGCCGCCCTCAACAACAGACCTCTGAAATACGGGTGTTTCGGTGGCAAATACTACATCTACCTCTCTTGTTTCCTCGTTAATTGTACTTGGAACAATAATACCATGCCCATATATTTTGGTTATCTTCATTTAATCTGTTTGTTTAATTCAACCACATTGCTGTTTTTCTGTATAGTGGAGTCGTTATCGTCTTTTTCGTCCGGTGAAAGAACAATACTTGTAAAGTTTATACCGGCATCGAGCAACATCTCCCGCTCCTGCTTAACCTCTTCCAGAAATTCCTGCGGGTCGCGTCCCTGTTCGCGTACCGTTTCGCTCCATGTTGTTAATCCTGATTGAATTTGCAATACAATAGCGTTTGTTTCCTTTACCGGATCAAGCTGCTGTACTCTTGGAGCTGTCCAGTCGCAACTGACATATTCCGTCATTGCTCCGGTCATAATGCAGGCATTCATAAACCAATCCCATACGGGAGCGCATAGCTGCGGTTGGATCATATTGTACTGCCAGCTTTTGAAATTTGCCGTTACGTCAATCTTAGCCATACGTCCCGACGTAAAGTTTACACGGGAGTAGTCCATTGTGAGCATTTCGTATGTGATTCCAAAAGAGGCGGCAACTCCCTGTAAAATACGGGTGCTGTAATTGTCATAATCTCCAACGGTAGGAGGATTTGGAAATTCAACGGTTTCGCCTAATCCGAGATATTCGATAACTCCGGGGGCTAAACTGTTCATTCTGTTTATTGTTCTGCCGTCTTCGGTAAATTCGGCAGCAGGCGCAGTTTCTGCGCCGGAAACGAAGGCGCAAAAGTTTGCAGCCATTTTTTGCTTAAAAAGTTGTGCATCTTCGTAGTCTCCAAAATCAGATAAGCGCATAAATCCGGCTACACCAAACGGGACGCCGCGAGCCTGACCGATACGCAATACTTCAAATACGTGAAGTACATCTTCCTTGCTGTGGAAACTGCTTGTGTTTGCTGATATTGAAAAGAATCCGGTTTCTCCCGGATGAGAATCATATAGCCAATAGCCTAACAATTCACCTTCTTTGGAATATTGGATTCCTAAACGGGCAATTCCCATATCGTTTGCGTAGTTAATAGAGTGGTCTATTAAGTCTCCTTCGCATAGTTGCAGTTTAATTGGAATGCCTGTGTTTTGTTGTGTCCTACGTAAAATGATAATTGCATCTCCGCCCTCAACGATAGACCGCATCATCTGTTCTTGTAATCCGTAAAAATTAGATTTACCGTAAAAATCACATGCAGTTGTTTCCGCCCAGTTTTTCCAAAGAACTTTTATGCGTTTGTTTATTTCAATAGAGCTTCCGAGTGGCGCCGGTCTTATTCCTTCGCCTATGGTGTGCTTTACGACAGCTTCGACAGCTCTCTTTGCCCACCCATTGTCCCGAACCATTTTGCGGGAACGGTCGCGAAGCGCGGGAAGCGCGGTGGATATTTCGGTATTTGCGCCGGTTGGTCGTGCGGTGCGGAAAGATTTTCCGCGTCTTCCCTTGTCGGCTGCCTCATAATAGCGTTTACGAGCCTCATCAGTCTTAATGAAAGCCTTTTTGTAGTCTTTATAGTAGCTATCAAGACTCCTGCTTAATCTTATGTCGTATCCGAATATCTTCATTACGGCTCAAATCTGTCACGCCTGTTAGTATTTTCAAAATAACCCCTGTCGATTTCAGCAAACCTGCGTTTGCGCCCAAAACGCTCTGGAAATAGCTCCTCCTCCATCATTTTAAGGGCTTTTCGCATTTCGTCAATAGAGAGATAAGTTACCGTCTTATCGCCGTAACTTACCGTCTTTACTCCGGTTATGACAGCCTTTACAATGGCTTCCTTTAACGCAGTATACTGTTCGATGGTAAATTTCATTGTGTAAAATAATACTATTTTACAGTTATACGCAATAGTTAGCAGAAAATATGCTTAAATTTGGATATGTTGCAGGTGTATTGCTAAGGTATAAAAGGATATTGGTAGATATTGCTGGATACATTTGTAGATGTTAGCATAGTTGGCGGGTTGGTTGCAAATGAAAATCCCCGGCGTGAATACGCCGGGGATTTTGCAGGTAAAAAGGTTCTCAGGTTTAAGAGTTTGCTCTCTTGTTCCAAATAGCACATAATTCCTCTTCGGATCCATATATATCTGATCCAACGATCTGGTAATCATCTGTCGAGATTGGGCATACTTC